TCACGGGAGCCGCCGCAGCGGCTGGCACCCGCGCAGATAGCCCAGCGATATCCGGCTGTGCGCCGTCGCCCTCGCCTCCTCCCCCTCGGCGAGCTGCACCAGCAGCGCCCAGATCGCCGCGCGCGGGTCACCGCCGGCCGCCCGAATCGCGCCGTCGACGGCGGCCTCCCGCGTGCCTAAGCTCTCGTCTTCAAGCCGCTCTGCGGCGTCCGTCATGGCTCAGCTCCATCTTCAGGGAAGATGGATTCCATGAGAACGAAATGCGAACAAGAGGCGATGCGTGAGGACGGCCGCGGCCACTGGGATCATGACGACGACCCTCGGCTGGTGCTCGCGACCGCCTTCGCGATCATCGCGCCGCTCGCGCTCGCGGCGCTGATCTGGTGGCGCCGGGGATAGCAAACGGAAGCTTCGGGAAGATTCCGTTTTTGTCGGAACGATCATGCGTTCTGTTGCTTCCGAAGTAAAACCCAAGGAGATGGGGCGCTGGTTAATGAACCGAAGATCGACCGAGACGCCCTCATGAAAATTGGCGCTGTTCTCCGCAAGGAATTCGCCGACTTGGGAGAATCACCGGAGAACGCTGATATCAATCGGCTTTTGATAGAACTGGCCGATCGCGATAGTGAGCCAGAAGCCACGCCGCCGCCTCCCTGAGGAACGTCGTGCTCGCTGGGGCTGAAACGACGAAAAGCCCCGCGACAGCCCGGAGGCCGCCGCGGGGCGCTGATCAGATAGGAAGCTCGGGCGGTCAGGGCGGCAGCGCCGCGAGGATTACGATCCCGGTGAGCACGCCTCCCGCCACGAAGGCGGCGGCGATCACCGCCCAGGACCGGCGCGCCACCGGCGGGTTCTTCCGCGCTTAGTCAGGCTCGACCGGTCAAGAGGGCGAAAGGCGTCGCCGGAGCGCGCTGCCAGAACCGGCTGAGACATCCACGGCGGCAAAGATGGCTCTCCTCGCAACGGGCGCGATCACAGCAAACCAATAAGCCAGGGCGAATTCCCAGCGGTCCGGTTACGCTCCATGGGAACAACGACGCCCAGCCCTTGTTGGTAGTGAAACTGCAAAGGGAGGCAGAGAATGAAGAGTACCTTCTTCGCATCCGCTGCTGCGGTCCTGCTCGCATCCGGCATCGCGCACGCACAAGGCACCGAGCAGAAGCAGCCCCAAGCGCCTTCGACACAGGACAGCGGATCGGCTCAGCCAGGGGGCGACAAGACGACGCCTAAGACCACGGGCGCCATGAACAACGCAGTCGGTGGCGTCGCCACCAGCCCTCAGGATGTCGGTGCTCAGCAGCAGGGGAAGCCGACAGCTGCACAAGGCGGAGGCGCTGCTTCCGGCGATCAGAAGATCGAGCCCAATAAAGGTCCGAAAACAACCGGAGCGGCCCCAGGGGCCGACTATCGTCAGTAACTACCTGAACGGCGAGCGCCCCGCGACAGCCCGGAGGCCGCCGCGGGGCGCTGACAGGAAGCAGAGCGACCCATCAGGGCGGCTCGCAGCTGCCGGGGTCGTCTCGGCAGAATGCGGCCATTTGCTCGGCGTGAAACCGGGTCGCGCAGATCGACAGCACGGTCAGCCAGCAGAACACCGCGACGAGTAGCGACGTTCGCGAGCCCCGCACGATCCACACCAGCGCGACCTTCGCCATGACCGCGATCAGCAGCAGCGCCTGCGTGAGCGCATAGGAATCGAACGATTGCGCGGCGTTCACCGCGATGATCATCGAGACCGCATAGGCGGGGTCGAGCGCCCGCGGCCAGATCCATCGGAGGGGGATCATCGCGATCGCCGCGTGCGTCCAAACCGTGAGCGGCAGGATCGCCCACAGGTCCGTCCGCGGCGAGCGACGAAGCTCCCAGCTCCAGAACGCGAACAGCGCGCAAGACAACGCGCATGTCAGCAGCAACATGCTGTTGAGGGTCGCGTAGACCCAATACGACCACTCCGCCTGCATCAACGCCCCCTGCCCTGCAACGCGAGTTCAAACCGCCTCAGGGCGGCGTTCAGGCGCGCTCCGCCCGCGCTCACCTCTCCGGCGATACGGTCGATCTCACGCGCCTTATGATCGGCGTCCTGAAGCGCCTCCCGCGCGCGGCGGGCGGCCTTCGGCTCGGTGCGGCTGCGCCAAAGGTCGAGCATTCGGCTGATCCACCTCATCTGCGCCCCCTCGGGAGGCCTGCGACACGGTCGGACAGATCCTCGAGGGCCTTGGCAAGCGCGAGGTCGGCGTTCATGCGTTCGCCCGCGAGGCTCGACAACTTGTCGGTCGATCGGTCACCGAGCGCGATCAGTCGGTCTGAGAGCGCCTCGTTGCGCTTCTCAGCCCGGTAGAGCCGCCACGCCAGATAGGCGGTCGCGACGGCGAGCAGCGCCGCCGGCGCGCCAAGGCGGTCGAACAGGAATGCGAGGAACGACTGAGCCGCGGCCCAGAGCTCAGCCATCGCAGCCGCCTCAGCCGAGCGGCCGGGACGTGGTCTCCCGCCCGTACCAAGCCCAGGCGAGGCCGATGAGCGTGATCGCGGTCGTCGCGACTGTCGACACGTCATCGGCATTCCACGTCTGGCCAAACCAGCCGGCCGCAATGACGAGGCTCTTCGCGAGCCCGGTCATCTGCAGCAGCTGCGCCGCGCCGGCCGCCGTGATGCCCTGGATCGTCTCGCTCGCGAGCCGCGAGACCGGCTTCAGAGCCGGCGCGATGGCTGGGTCGGTGACGACGCGCTTGGCGACCTCCGCCGGCGCCGCGGTGGGCGGGAGGTTGCGGACGGCGCTTTCCACGACGTCCTGCAGCTTCGGCTTGGTGATCTTCGCCATCGCTCAGGCTCCCTGACGAGCGGCGTCGGCGCGCGCCGCCATGATGGTCGCGTAGGCGGTGGCCGCCGCCGCGACGCCCTGCGCGAGATCGGCCGGCGGGCTGGCGCAGAGGCCAGACACGACAGCGTGCGCCGCGGCAGCGGTCTGCAGCTTCTTCGCCGAGACGCCCTTTATGCTCGCGACCGTCACATAGGCGGCATAGACCGCGGGCTCGCTCGCGCAGATCGTGTCGAAAGTCTTGGCGGTCGTGGTGGACGCGTCGCTGACCGAGCAGGCGGCGAGCGACAGCGCGAGCAGGCCGAGAGCGGCCGCCCGTGAGAGCAGGTTCATGGGATGTCTCCGGAGGAAAATTGCCCGGCAGCCGGCCGGGCGCGGTTTTAAGCTTCCAGCATCACACGGGGAAACGAGACAAAGCCGGACACCCGCAATAACCTCGCACGGAGGTTCTCATCGCGGTGGCTGCTGCAATGTCTCAGCGCTCTTTACTCTCAGTTCTTGTACTCTGGTTGGGAGTATCGTGTACCGCGATAGCTTTGGCTCAGCCTTCAAACAGGGAAATGGAACAGCCCAGAAGCCCAAGCATAACAAACGATCACTCCGGGCATGAAAAGAGCGCCGCCGAAGCCAAAAAGAATTTTAGCCTTCCAGTTATTATTATGGAGACCGCAGATCAGCAGCGCAGTGCTCGTGAGCGCGAGCAAAAGACCGACAAACACGATGAGGCCAACCTGCAGGCTCAGCGGCAAGCCGCACAAGCAGCTGATCGCAGCGCCGACGTTGCAGAATGGATGAAAACGCCGACTTGGGCGCAGATCATTCTTGCCAGCCTTGGCACTATCAGCGTTCTGGTAGCTCTTTATTTCGCCTACCAAGCAAATCGAATTGCAGAGACGACGGGTAAGCGCCAACTGCGCGCGTATCTTACAGTCGACGTAAAAAAAGCCCTCATTCTCAATCCAGAACGCGAGGTTATGCGGGTGCAGATACGTATTGAGAACAATGGGCAAACCCCCGCCATGTACATTCGTAGTGGCACCCTGCTCACCATCAAGCCTCACCATCCGCCCATCGGAACACTTTCGGTTGCCGAAGATAGAGAAAGCGCCTCGGCAACCGGAAGCTCCAGCATCCTGGGTTCTGGAAAAAGGCTTATCGTAAACAAGGAGTTCCCTTGTCTTACCAAAAACGATTGCCTGGAACTTCAACGAAGCAACGAGCGCCTGTATATCATCGGCATTGTGCGTTATCGAGATATTTTTCAGGAGGATCACACGACCAAGTTTTGTTTCTTGCTGAAGACCGGCCACCTTATGAGGGCATTGGACCGTTACGCTAACACCCCAGTTTCTATTGAAACTCCCCCCGCGGCGATCAAAGGGGATGGCTTTAGCAGAGCCAACCAATGGAACGAGATGAGTTAGTGTGGCAATGGCCAGCACGACTGCCTTAATCACGTCGCAGCCGCCCACGTCTTCGGCCCGACGACGCCATCGGCGAGCAGCTTGTGCGCTGCCTGCCACTTCTTCGTCGCGGCCTCGGTCTCCGCCCCGAAGGCGCCGTCGACACCGCTCGGCAGAGGATAGCCGCCCGCGACCAGCGTGTTCTGCCAGAGCGTCACCAGCGGCCCGCGCGAGCCGCGGCCGATGCGCGTGCGCGGCAGCGTGATCGAACCCGGTCCGGCCGACGGGAAGAATGGCGTGTCGGGGATGCGCGCCCATTTGGCGAAGGCGGCCGCGAGCTTCGTGTCATAGCCGTTCTTCGCATAGCCCGGCCCGTTGTAGCCGCGGGCGAGCGGCGCCCAGGCGTGCGCCCGCAGATCGTCGTCGAGCTTGTTGGCCACGAGGAAGCCGACAATTGCCTCGAGGTGGCGCGCCTCGGCGTCCATGAAGCCCCGCACCATGTCCTGCGGGCTGTCGAAGCCGCCGGCGGCGAAGTTCTCGCCGAGGATCTGGCCGAGGCCCCAGGATGCGGAGCGCAACGCCGCCGTCTCGTCGATCGCCCGCGCCTTCTCCAGCCGCGGATAGCTGTCAGCCGGATAGGGTTGAGTCCCCCAGACCTTGTAGGCGAGACCCTGACCGACCGCCTCGGCGCGCTTCGCGCTCGACAGGTTGCGGTAGAACACATGCGGCTCGAACAGCATCTTCGGCCGTCCTGCGCGGTCGAAGCCAGAGCCCGCCGCCTCGACATCGAGGATGGCGTGGACCTCATCCTCCCCGACGCCGATCGTGTAGCCCACGCGCGGCAGGTCGATATCGGCGAGCCGAGTGGCCGCGCCGACGAAGCCGTTCCATTCCATAGTGCGCTCCGGGCATGAAAAAGCCCGGCGCGAGGGCCGGGCTATAGCTGCGATGATGGCCGCGCGCGGAGAGGGCGCATGTGATCAACCGTTGACGTCAGTCTCGCCGGGCATTGCAGTAGGCCGCCACGATTTCAGTCCCTTCCCAGGGCGTGGCGACTGGCTCAGCGCCCTCCGCGGCGCTGAGCTTTTTTTGCAGCTGGCGGCTGATCTTTTCGTCGATTGACCCCGCCCGGCGGTCCGGCTCTGAATGCCTTGCTATGCCGCGCGTCCTCCAACCCGCGACGTAGCGGCTCAGCGCTGGCTTCCGGCCGAAGACTGGCGCTGAGCCACCCTAGCGAGACATGAAGAGCCTGAGCAGGTTAGGCTTGGGAGGTCTCGATCTTGTGGGATTTGCTAAATCCAGACTGCCGACGGACAATCGGTGGATGACACCGATGACCGACTGTCTGGTGGCCCTCGCGGTGGCCTCGGGGATGAGCGACACTGACGCGGCTATGCATGCTCGCGTCGCGATCGATGCCTACCTTCTGGAACTGGGAGGCGACGCCGCCCAGAGCGCGGCAGCCATGCGCGAGTTAGAGGCGGGATTTCTCGAGTTGAAGCTCGACGGTGCTCCCGCCGACGACATCAAGCAGAACCTTCGGGCGCGCATCGCCGATCTTGAAGGTGGTCAGCGGCAAGCGCCGGGCTGAAGGAGTTGCGGGACGCGCTCTGGGCGCGGGAAGTCAGGTGTTGACGACAGCGCTCAGCCGCGTTGGAGTGGCTCGCCACGCTTGGTCTCCTCCCGGCGTGGCATGGCTCAGCGCCGTTTCCCCCCCGGGCTTCGGCGCTGAGCCACCCTCCCCTGCCGCATGAAAAAGCCCGCTCGTGACGGGCGCGGACGATCGGATCAGGCGGGCGGCGTCAGGCGATCGCGAACTCGGCTTTCAGCGCCGCCACGGCGTCGTCGAGATACGGCCGGTACGTGTCGGAGTGCATCTCGCGGCCGAAGATCAGCGCCTTGGCGATCTTGCCGCGCCAGCCGTTGGCCGTGCTGTTGCCGCCGCTGCCGCCGATGTTCCATGTCATGGACGGGGCGACCAGCGCCGGCGTGGTGATTCCCGTCCGCGTGAGAGGCGTGACGTTGGCGATCCACGCGATCGCGGTCCGGGCGTCGTCGTCATAGGAGAAGACCCAGATCGCCTTCGTATCCAGCGGGACCGAGGCCGACGGGACGCCGATATAGTCGCTGCCGCCGGCGAGATTGTCGGCCCGGAAGGACGCGGTCGCGACGTTCTGCCAGGTGACGCCGAGCACGTTGGCGTTCGCCGTCGTCAGCAACTGCGCGAAGCCCGCGCCGGAGGCGTTCGCCGCGGCGGCCAGCGAGGCGACCATCACGATCGCGAAGGACGGCGTCACGGTCCGCGGGCCGATGCGGATGTCGCCGTCGCCGGTCGGGAAGCTGATCGTCGGCTTGTTGTTGAAGGCGGCGTCGACCGCGACTCTGGTCGGAGTCGGCAGCGTCCCCGCGGCGGAGCCCGCCGGCGGGAACGACCGGATCGGCCGGCCGCTCGCCCGGCACTTGCCGGCGCCATAGGCGTCGAGCACCGCCGGGTCGAAGTAGTGCAGCAAGCCCGGCAGCCGCGCGATGAGCTTGTCTGCCTCCGTCATCACGATGCGCTTGCCGCCGAGGGCGGGCGCGGAGACGCCGGGAATAGTGGTGACGCGTCCGACCATGTCGGGCCCCCTCAGGTGACGTTGACGAGTTGGATGCAGGCGAAGTTGTAGAGACGCCGCCCCTCGGGGGTCGTGTCCGGCGACTGGTCCCGGATGACGGAGCGCGGGCCGGTCGTGGGGCCGGCGAAGGCGTTCGGCGTCGCGACGCGCGCGATCCCGATCTGCTGCGCGGTCCCGGTCGGGACGGCGGAAAGCGTCACGTCGATCGTGTGCGCGCCGGTGATCGCGACGTTCGTGATCGTCACGCTGTTGCCGTTGCCGGCGTCGTGCCAGGTGACGCCCTTGTTGCCCGGGTCGGTCACCAGCGAGCCGTCGTCGAACGCGAGCGCCGTTCCGGTGTCGCTGAAGGTGAGCGTCACCACTGCGCCAGCGCGCACGGCCGAGGTGACGTAGAGCGGCGTGTAGGGCTGCCCCGCCACGACCGCCGCCATGGCGCGGCCGGTGTAGAGGCCCTGCAAGCGCTCGGAAGCGGCCGTCAGGTGCATGCCGTCGGCGACGGTCTCGAGGATGTATTGCGGCCCGACGCAGAGCGCCTTCGTCGGGTTCATCAGCGCCATGTTGAGCTGAGCCAGCGGCACGCCCGAGGTCGCGATATTGTAGAGCTGCCAGTTGGCCATCTGGTGGATGATCAGCTTCACCTGATCGGTCCCGCCGGTCAGGGCGTTGATGTCGGCGGTGAGGTCCGACTGAAGCTCGACGAGCCAACCGCGGTAGGTCGACTCCGTCTCGTCGTGGTCGTGCTGGCCCTGGTCCCAGATGACGCCCGGCACCTCGTAGGCGATCCCGGAAAGCGCCGCGATAAGCCGCGCGCGGCGCACCGCCTTGAGGATGTTCGAATAAGGGATGCTGCCCTTCTTCAGCCAGTCGTAGCCCTGCCCGCCGATGCCGTGCGCGGACATCAGCAGGGCTTCGGTCGAGGCAAGCGTCTTGGTCGCCTGCCAGCCGCCGATCGAGGCGACCGTCTCGCCCGCGCGGTCGCCATCGGTGCGCTCGAAGGCGTCGACGATGCCCGCCAGATCCTCGTCGGCGATGATCGCGGTTCTGTCCGTCGGGAAGTTGGTCCCGAGCGTGCGCACGCCGCCGGAGAACATCAGCACCCGCCCGGGGCGCGGCGGCGTCGTGGTGATCGCGGGCGTCGACTGCGTGCCGCCGTGCAGGCTCTGGCCGGTGAGCGGGAAGTGGTGCAGCGTCGTGACGCTCGGGGCGATCGACGACGTGTAGAGCAGCGAGACGCTGATCAGTCGGGCGACGCCGCCGATCTCCTGGACGTAGCGCAGCACGGGTCCGTCCATCACCGGCGAATGGCAGTCGCCCTCGCCGCGGGTGACGCGGACCTCGCCGGCGTCCCACGCGAGATAGACGTCGCGCGATCCGCTGGCGCCGCGCACGAAGGGCACGTAGAGCCGCGCCGGCGCGAGGCCGCACTGCATGGAACCGTCGGGGCGCAAGCCTTGGAAGACCGTCCCATCATCGAGAGCGCGGAACCAGGTGAAGTCGTCGCCCCAGGCGGCGTCGTGATCCCAGAGGGTGAAGAAGCCGGCCTTGTTAAGACCGATCATGATGTAGCCATCAGGGCTCAGCAGGCCCCAGGCGTAGTCCTCCGAGAGGGCCGCCTCCCCCGTCAGGTCGACGATCTCGGCGCGCAAAATGCCGTCGAGATCGAGATAGGCCTGCATGTTGCCGAACAGGTCGCCGAAGCCGGCAGAGACCCCCGCGTCGCCAGCAAGGATCGGATCGCCGCCCGGCTGCGGGAGCACGTCGCGCTTCAGCGCGGTGCTGACCACGCCGGCGTCGCTCGCCAACGCGACGTCGCGCGCATCCTCCGCAGCAGCGCGAGCGGCAATCGCGGCGGCTGAGGCGGCGGCGGCGAGCTCCGAAGCCGCGATCGCGGCCGTGCCGTCGATCTGGCCGAGCTGCTCCCCGAGGCTGGCGAGCGATGCGGCGAGCGCAGAGAACGAGTCCGCGAAAGCCGGAGCGGCGCGCAGCTGCTGGGCTGCCGCCGGCACCTTGATCCGGCCGGTGTCCGCGCGCCCGTCGACCTCGCCATTCGCCAGGAACTCGGCCGCGTCTCCGGTCAGCTCCGGGATCGACGTCGTCGGCACGCCGCCAGTGTCAGCCATGCTGTGCTCCGGGCATGAAAAAGCCCGCGTGGAGCGCGGGCATGGGCGGGTCAGATGCGGCGGACGATCAGGCTGGCGGCAGATCGATGATCTGGGCGCGCAGTTGCGCGATCGTCTCGTTGGCCTGCGCGAGCTGATCGCGGAGCATCTCGGCCTCGTCGGCGGCTTCGCGCGCCGCCGCCAGCTGAGCCGCGAGGGTGTCGGCGCGGACCGTGGCGGCCGCCGCAACGGCGCCGAGGATGTCGTCGAGCGGCCATCCCGCCGCTTCGGCTTCGGTGACCATCATCGGCTGCGTGAGCTCGATCGTCGGCTCGCCGCCGAAGGCCGACGGCGTCTCCGAACCGAGACGGACATGCCAGGCCGGCTGGAGCTCGCTCGACGGCGGCCGCCCGCGATAGACGAACTCTTCGACATATTGCGTCATGTGGACCTCAGGTGAGCGAGACGGCGCTGCCGTCCTCATATTTCCAGCCGCCGGAGCCCCAGTTGCGGACGGCGTAACTCTTGCCAGCCTCCGGGTTTGAGACGTCGCAGCGCCCGATATTGCTCGAAGATGCGGTCGGCAGCGTCTGACGGGTGAACTCGTTCGGGCGCACGAATCCGTTGCCGACCACCGCCCCGATCGCATCGACCGACCATTGCTGCGTCGACGCCGCCTGGCGGAGCTTCCATCCGAAATCGGGCTGATACTCGGCCGGAGCGACTTCGCCGCTGCCGAACACCCTGCCAATCGAGACCCGCCTTGCCGTCGCGGCGTCAGCCGGGCCGTAGACCCGGATCGCGTAGAATCCGGTGATGCCGGTCCCGGCATAGGAGAATGACGCGTATTCCTGTCGCGCCCCGCCCACGGTCCGCGCACTAATGGCCATGCGCGCTGAGGTCTTATCCCAGTCTCCTCGTTTGTCCGTGTCATAGATGCGAAATACGCCGTCGCTGACGCGGAACAAGTTCGTGTATTTGTCTGCGAAATCATTGTGGTAGCCGACGCGGAATTCTTCTCCGTACCGAACGGCGATGTCGATCACCGCTCTGTTTAATGTTAGGGCGGCAGACGATTTAACAGAGGTGAGGCCGGCGTTGAGAGGCTTGTCGCCGGGGTCGCCGTCAGCCTGCTTGAAGCGGCACACCACAGCGCGCACCAGCGTGTTGGCGCCGTGCCCGGCATAGGTCGTGTTCGGGTCCCAGGCGCCGACGGTCGCCGGCAGAGTCGTTGGCGCGGTTTTCCGCGACGTGCCCGGCACGTCGGAATGCGTGAGGATCGAGTTCCAGTTGCGTCCTTCCCAGCTGAAAACGTCGCCGGGCGCGCCCCACTTCTCCTGCGTGACGGTGTGCGGCCAGCCGCCGATCGGCGGGACCAGGAACAGCCCCTCAGGCTCGAACGAGTAGGGCAGACCCTGCGTCTCCGCCAGACCTCCGAGCAGTTCTGCGTATGTATAGTTCCCGCGGGCATCGTCGCTGTCCAGCACCCACCAGACGGTCGGCCGAAAGAGATCGACGCAGATAACCTTGTGGGTGCCGAACGGATGGGTCTGACCTGTGAACGCATAGAAGTAGCGGCCGTCACAGGCGAAATCCTGCATGCAGTCAGCGTCGAGCTCCTCCATCGGAGGCAGCACAAACTCAAAGATCGGCTGCACATTTGTCGCATCACCGTCGAGGCAGGCCTCGACCTCTTCGCGACGCCAGCCGAAGACGTGCCGGACGCCGTCGGACCGGTAGTTGTTATCCTTGTGCTGGCCGATCATGAAGACGAAGCGGCCGTCGTTCGAGCAGATCCCGCTGTCGCCGTAGAACCCGCGCAAACGGCCGTTCGCCGCCCCGCCGGGGAACATCTTGTAGTTCGTGACGTCGGCCTGGGTGGTGCCGCCGCCTACGTCCTGCGAGACGCCCCGCCAGCGGATGCGCTGAAGGCCGCGGCGTTTGATCTGCGCCGGCGGCACTTGCTCGTCCGGTGAATCTCCGTCGTCGCCGTCATCCGTCGGGTCCGGCTCAGGGACCTCCTCATAACCGCTCGACGTCCAGAGCCAGATCTGACCCGCTTCCTCGTCAACCCATGCGCTGAGGGCTTGGTGACCGGAGTTGATCTCCTCCGTCCAGCCGATCGGTTCCAGACTCGCGAGGCCAGCCTCAGTGTAAGGATACAAGATAAAGCTGTGATACCCGCCCGGAAGATCGTCCTCATTGTCGGCGTCTGCTTCCGAGATCGTCCTCCGGCGCTGCTTAATCAGCATGAACGTGCCGGGTTCCGTCACTGCATCCGCGACGTGGACCGTGGCGCTCTTGGTCTCGATCCCGTGCGCGCCCTGCGGCGCGCGGTAGGCTCCTTGAAAATACTCTCCGCTCGTCGGCCCCGTGCCGCGCTTCAGGATCGCGACCGTCTTCTGCGCGAGCTCGACGCCAGGCCGCGCGAAGGGCGGCCCGAAGGCGTCCGCGAGCGGCCCCTGCGCGAGCAGCTGAAGCAGAAGCGTCGCGAGCTTGATCCGGCCGGTGTCGACCTGTCCTCCCGGGAGCTGCCCATTGCCGAGCAGGCTCTCGATCAGCCCCGTGATCTCGGGCAGGTTCGACGTCGGCGAGCCGGCTTCGGGCATGGGCGCTTCCACGAAAAAACCGCCCTGAGGCGGCTGAAGGCAGGGCCGGCGGCGGAGCGCCGTTAGACGATGGTGACGGGCGCGGCCGCGAGCGTCGCCGAGCGGTTGTCCGGCGCGGTCTCGTCCGTCATGCGGTAGATCCACGTGCCCGGTCCGGGCGCGTCGTCGATCGTCGGCAGCGTCTGGTTCGGGGCCGAGTAGAGCGGCCCCGTGATGTCGTCGGCGTCCGGATCGAACGTGTCGCCGTCGGCCGTCCGGTAGAACCGCGCCGCCGTGATCCCGAGGCTGTTGCCGTTGCGGCCGTTCAGATGGACCGTCGCGCCGTCGAGCGTCGCCGCAAAGGAAGCGGGCGCCGCCGGCGCTGGCGTCGCCGAGATCTCATAGAGATCGGTGAAAGGCGCACCGGGATCGCCGTCGTCGCTGGTGAGGCGGATGCCGACCAGATAATCGCCGACATCGTCCGGCCCTTCCGCAATCCAGGGCGAGCCCGTCAGCACGCCGGTGTGCAGCGGATCGAGCAGCGAAAACTGCGCCTCGTCCGAAAGAGCCTCCCAGCCGCCGGGCAGCGCGCTCGTCGCCTTGCACCGGATCTCGGCCGTGGCCGTGGCGTCCGCCGATTCCCAGACGAACTGGTTGAGCCCCGCGGCGCCAAGCCGATTGACCTCGAACAACGTCACGGACGGGCCAACGGCGTCGTTCTGACCGACCTCGTGGGTGAAGGTCGCGCCCCAGGTCGCGCTCTCGACGCCGAGCCGCGTGCGGCCGAGCGGCTGCAGTTCGATCTCGTCGCCCTTGGCGTAGACGCCCTCGATCGTCACGAAACCCGCGCCGAACAGCGTCCAGCCGGTTTGCGACCAGGCGCCCGCCCCGACGATCCGGTGGCGCAGCTTGAAGGCGCTGGCGAGCGGCAGCCCCTCCCCCTGCTCCACATAGGCGACGACGCGCCGCGGACTGTCGGGCACCGGCTCTTCATCGTCATAGACGCTATCGTCCGACAGCACGCGTGCGATCACCGGGGACGGCGGCGTACGGGCGTCTGGCTCCAGCACGTCCCCCACGCGCGACGACCACGGCGGGACGATCAGAGCGTCGAGCGCCTCGAAGATCTGCGGCGCCTGATCGACGATCGTCAGCCGGCCGCGCTCGCCCTCGCTCACCTCGATATGCTGGATGACGCCGAGCACGTCGACAAATCCTGTCTCGCCGAACCAGGCGAGATCGCCCTCCTCCGGCATTTCGCCAGAGCCGGTCAGCAGCAGCGTGCGGGTCTCGCCGTCGATCGCGGTCACGCCGCGGAACAGAACCTCGGCCCGGCTGCCGTCGCCGTCCTGAACGATGCGGCGGAACTTCGCCATATAGCTCTTGCCGGTCGTCATGCTGACCGGCTCTGAGAGCGCCACGATCCGCCCGTCGACGCCGAGGACGGTCCCGCTCTGGACGCCCTTTACCAGCACCCGGTCGGACATCGCCACCAGGTCGCCGATGTCGAGCTGGCGGTGCTCCCAGTCGAGGTTCCGCGTGTAATCGTCCGGCCGGTGCAGCAGCTCGAGCCAGAGCTTGTAGCCCCAGACATAGGCCGCGGTCGGGTCCGTCACGCCGGGCGGTTCGATCTCCTCGAACAGCGTCGGGTCGCCCGCAAAGCCGGGCCGCTCCACCTCGCGGATGGCGGTCTTGAAGTCGTTCGTCCGGTCCTTGAACTTGATCCGGAAGGCGTGCGGCAGGTCCTTGTAGGATCGATGCCCCTCCGGTCCCCAGCTGTTGTGCGGCGTAATCGGGTAGGCGGTAAGCGGGTCTTTGGGCCGGTCAATCGTGACGCCGTGATAGCCGTTCGTGAGCCGCGGCACCGCGCGGCCGACGGCGCAGACGTCGCGGATCGCCGCATCCGCCGCGACCTCGTAGTCATAGACCCGCGAGAACATCAGATCGTTGGCGGCGTTGTGCGCGTGCCAGTCGATGAGCTCGGCGGCGTTCAGCTCGTCGAAGCCGATCGCCTTGGCGTTCTGCGGCATCGTCTTGAGCCGGCGATACCAGTCCGCCGGGTTTCCGGTCTCCTTCAACGGCTCATAGAGCCCGGTCTCGGGATTGAGGGCATCGATTAGCGAGGCGAACTCGGCGTTGTATTCGTCGAGCGTGCCCTTGAGCTGGTTGTTCGCCTTGATGCGCACCGCCACCAGCGCGAAGGGCGTGTCGGCCGGCTGGTTGATCGGATATTCGGGCAGGATCGACTGGAAGGCGACGATCTCGATCTTCGAGCTTTCGCGGTTCGTGTCGTCGTCGTCGTTCAGCCTGAGGAACTCGACCTCATAGGCCCCGCGGCCGCCCTCTTCTACCGTGATCTCGTGCTCATACTCGACGAAGAACGGGTCGCGGTCCTTGCGGTGCATCGCCCAGTTGGCTTCGATCACCGTCCACGCGCCGTCATTGTTCTCCGTCACCGGCCGTTGCCGGATGCGGATGTTGACCGTCGCCGACTGCTTCTTGCCCTTCTTCTTCGTGTAGCGGACGAGACCGCCCGGGAAGCTCCAGATCACCTTCCAGCGAGCGGTGTCGGGCGCGGTGAACAGCGACGACGGCTCGGACAGGATGCCGTCGTCATCCTCGCTCACGCCGTCGTCGCGATGCGTCAGCGTGATCTGCTGTTCGGTCTGGATCACCGTCTCGGTGACCAGCGTGAAGGGCGAGGTGTCGACCTCGCCGTCGATCAGGAAGCCGCGATACTCGACCTGGTAGAACCGGCTGTCGAAGCGCGTCAGCAGCCGGTCGCCGATCCGCTCCTTCCACAGCGCCATCGGCGCGTAACCGCAGCAGAAGGCGGCGGTCAGATACACCTTGCCGTTCTGGATATCGATGTAAGGCGGGACCGCGTAGGGCGGCGCGAAGCGATGGCGCAGACCAACCGGCAGCGGGATCGGCGCGTCGATGTTGAGCGGGTTCTTGAAGCCCTGGATGGAGTAGAGCGGCGAAGGCTTCTTCTGGTCCGGCGTCTTCACCGGGACCAACAGGTTGACCAGATAGTTCGCGCCGAACGCGAAGGCGCCGGCGACGATCGCTCCGAACGGCCCGCCGATCACCGTCGCGATCGTGAGCGCCACCACCGACACGACCACCTGCAGGATCTGTCGCAGCGCCCCGCCCGCCGGAGGATCGGTGATCACCAGCACCGCGCCGGCCTTCAGCCTGACGCGCTCCCTATGCCTCGCGTCGATCACATGGCCACCGCTGCGTTCATGGCTCACCACGCGCAGCGCGGCGCGCTCGGCATCGGTCAGGTTCGGCGTCCGGAGCCGCACCGCCTCCGCCACGCTCGCGCCGGGCGGGATCTGGATCGCGCTCGTGTCCTCCTTCTCGATCAGCGAGCGCAGCACGACGTTGATGGCGTCGGGCGACCACAGCGCGCGTTTCGGTGCGGCCTTCGCCTCCTCAGGACGCAAGGCGCGCCTCGAGCTCGACATTGCGCTGGAAGCCGATCAGCAGCCGCGCCCACAGGCCGGACTCGTAACGCTCGGGCACGACCAGCCCCGCGCCCTCATGGGCGTGCAGCATCCATCCAGGCTTCATGACGATCCCGACATGCGTGGGGCGGTAGTCCTTGGGGTCGCGGAACCAGGCGATGTCCCATTCACGCTCGGGCTCAGGCCCAAGCCTGCGCCAGCGGCCGGAACAGAGCTCGCCGCGGAACAGCGCCTCGGCCTCGGCACGCTCCACCTCGCCGACGACGGCGCCAGCGTGAGGCTCGATCTCGATCCCGTGGACCTCACGGAAGGCGAGGAACGGCAGGCCGCAGCAGTCCACGCCTTCCCGGTCCCGGCCGTACTTGAGGTACGGAAGGCCGCGGTAGTCGATCAAAGAAGACACATCAGCTTCCGTCTGAACTACTAGGAGATCGCAATCAGGAGGCGGCTATGGCAGTTGGCGTGAAGCTCGGTGGTTCCAAGACAGACGACAATGGGGCGACCGTGACCGTGAGGGTGTTCGACGCCGCAGGTTCTGAGCAGACCTTGACGGTCGTCACAGAGCTTGCCGCCAAGGTCGCCCACAGCATCAAGCAAGGTGAATTCCGAGCCCGCTTTCAGCAGGAGGGCGGAGTTTCGAGCGCCCTAGAGGCGGGAGCATCTGGTATATTCTCTGGGCCGCGGGTCGGAGAATTCCGGATAGACCCGAGTCGAGATGATGGAGTGTTCGGACTGTCGCTGGTCACGACAGACGGAGCGGAATACTACTTCATGCTCCCCCCAGAGGCGGCCGAGTGGTTTAGGCGCCGCCTTCCACCCAATCCTGCCGCGTGATCCAACTGTCAGGCACCTCAAGCGCCTGCGGAGCGGTGCGGAAGCGGGCTGTGATCCACCCGCACCGCACTGGATTGCCCTTCTTCGTGTACGCGACCTCCCCCTGCGGAAAGGACCATTCCACGGCCCAGCGCCGCTCCCGTTTCGGCAGCGAACGCGCGAGCGCCACCGCCACGGCGCCGAGCGCCATGCCTGCGAAAAACCTGATCATGTTCGGAGCCTTTCAGCCGACCGTGCGCAGCGCCGGGAACACCCCGACCGTCATGCGATGCTTCACCAGCGGCGTCGTCGCCAGAGATTCGTAGGCGATCTCGATCGACACCACGTCGTCGGTCCAGTGCGCGTCGCGCACTTCCATGTTCGGGAAGCGCTCGATCACGTCGTTCGGCCGCGACGACATCACCGTCTCGAGGTCGAGCCGCGCCCGGTCGATCGAGGAGCGCACCGCCTCGACCACAGCCGGGTCGATATTGTCCATTTCCATGGACGTCTGCGGCAGCTCGTCCTTGCTCGAGTCCGGCAGCTGGAACCGCACCGCCATGAAGTCGTAGCGCGCGCCGCGGGACATGATCCCATAGGCCAGCGGGTCGACCGAGAACCGCGTCACCGGATGCGTGCAGAGCAGGATCGGCGCGCCGCCATCCGCCGGCGTCACCCGGATGAGCCCGACGAGCTCGGCCGAGGAATGCTGCTCGGTGAACTCCTTGCGGACCTCGAAAGCGACGATCTTCGCCATCAGGGCTTCACGGCAGGATGATCAGGTTGAAGGAGATGCGCCACTCGTCGCCGCGCAGGTTCGTCTCGCGCGGCGGAGAGCCCGGCGTGAACATCACCAGCCAATGCGCGCTCTGCAGCAGCGGCTCGCCGTCTGCGTTGGTCAGGATCGAGCCGTCGCCGGTCGTCAGCGGCTGGCCGTCAAAAGCCTGGTCTCGGATCCAGAACAGCTTCGATCCGAACTTCAGCTCCTCATTGTAGAACCTCCGGAAGCGCGCGAGCCCGGCTGTGCGCACCTCGACCGCGCCCTGCAGCGGCTCGACCGCGCTCGACGTGCGCAGCCGCGTCTTGGGCGGCCCAGCCTTCATGTCGGTGGCCTCGACGCCGTCGCGTCCCGTGCGGTTGTACGCGTCCACCAGCATCCGCTGCGGCAGCTCCGCCGGCCACGACAGGAGCGCCATCAGCCATACTTCCGCTGGACGGCCTGACTGCCGAAGGTCGACGAGACCGCGCGCCCCGTGCGGCTCTTCGGATTGCTCATGTTCCGCGCCTGCATCTCGTCGAAGATCACGTCGGCGCGGCGGTTGCCCTTGGCGTCGGTGCTTTCCTCGACGCGCGTGCCGGGAGGCGCGTTGTGGACATGCACCTCCATCTTCGTCTCGCCACCGGAGCGCGGCTCCGGGGCATAGACCGGCTGTAGGATCTGCGCCGGCCGGGCGATCATCTGCATGCTGCGACGATGCGGAATGACCTTGTTGCCGATCAGCAGTTCGGGCCCTTCCTCGCCGACCAGGTTGATCTTGTTCGCCGGCAGGTTCTCCGTCCCGCCCGCGAAGGCGCCGCCGAACAGGCCGGAGAGGAGCGAGGTGAAGATGTTCCCGCCGCCGCCGCCCGGCGCGCCGCCGCCGAGACCGCTCAACAGGCTTTGGAAGATTCCGCCGAGCCCCTGCGCCTGCTGCCCCAGCCCGCCGAGTCCCTGCGTGGCCTGAGGGATCGCGTTCTGCGCCAGCGACGCGGTCGACTGTTGCAGCGTGTTGAAGCTCTGCTGAAGCCCTTCGACCTTGATCTCCGGCAGCGCCGTGACGCCGTTGTCATTGGCTCCCATGCCGAATGACTGCGCGCCCGGCCACATGCGGCGCTGCGCTGCCGTCATGCCGCCGTTCCATGACCCGCCGCCCATGCCGACGCGCCGGCCGCCGAGGTCGAAATGCATCAGGTCGACCGCGCCATACTTGCCCTGCGGCCCCGAGAAATAGCCGCCCCAGCGGAAGTCGCGCTCGAGGCCCGGGTAGCGCTCCATCTGCACCTGACGAGCCGTCTGGGCGAACTGCTCATAGGGCCGGAAGTTCGCCGCGCTCTGATAAGACGGCAGCGCCTTGCCTGTGGCAGGATCGACGAGCCTGATATCGGTCGCCATCCCCCGGCCATGGAAGCGCGGATCGCCAGGGCGGAAGCCGGAGAACGCCTCAACCCGGTAGCCGGAGCGCCTGGCGGCCTCAGACAGGATCTCCGTCAGCCGGGGATCGACGCCGCGCTTGTAGTTGCCGACGAACGACATCGCGTCGCCGAGCACGTCGGCGTGCGGCGCGAGCGCAGGCGTGCGGGCGATCGACTTCGGCGCCAGAACGTCATTCGCGGCTGCGCGCGGGGCGCCGCCGGAGAGAGCGCCGCCCGCTTTGTCGAACGATGTCGGCGAAAGCAGGCTCGCGCCGCCGCCGGTGATCGTCACCGTTCCGGCCGTAACCGTCATCGCGGCGGTCGACATGGCGCGAACGTCCGCGCTGCTCATCGGCGGCGCGCCGAAGGACTGCGCGATGAGGCCGCCCATGGCGTCGTCAAACCGGTCGCCGATTTGCTTCGTGAAATAGTCGCCGACGCGCTCCAGCGGGGCGGTCAGCATCGCCTTCCAGTCGCCCTTCCGAGCTGCGTCGATCAGTTCCTTGCCGAGGCCACGTTCCGCCTCCTGCGCGTCCTGAACGGCTCGGTTGTAGCGGAGCTGCGCCGCCGTCATCCGGTCCTTGGCGCTGATGATCTCGCCGGCGTCGTCGGTCTCGAACTGGCCGCGGATCGCGCGCTCGTCGGGGCCGAAGCGCAGCAGCTTCGTCTCGTCGACGGCGCGCTTGGCGGCCTCCGCCTCGCGGATCGCCTGCTGCAGCTTCGCCCAGGCGTCCGCCTCGCGCTCGAGACCCGAAAGCTCGGCATCGTCGTACTTCTTCCCAAGATCATAGGCGTGCTGCCGCGCCTCGTTGGTGAGCTCGATCAGCCGGCGCAGCTTGTCCGTCTCAGCGGCCGTCGCGCCGATCGCGCGCAACTCGGTCTGCGCGCCCTCGATCTGGCGGCGGCGTGATTCCTCCTGCTGAGAAGCGTAATCCGCAGCTTCGCGCCGGGCCTGAGCCATGACGAGAGCAGAAGCTCTCGCGGCTGCGGCGTCCGCGTCTCCGGCAGTTTTTGGATCGCGACGAGCTTCCGCGCGAGCTCGATCTGCGGCGATACCGGCGCGTTCTGCAGCCGTGCGAGCGGCCACATCGCGCATGGCGAACTCGGCTTCTTGCGCGGCCCGAACGCGCGGGCCGAGATAATCGCCGATAGCCGGGAGCTGCGTCGGTGCCTTCGGAAGCGCACCGATAGCGGCGTCAAACCCCGTGTTGAACGGAATTTCTGCGAGCGCCTTAAGTGCGCGCTGCGCCTTATCGCCTTCATCCGCTAGTTTCTTGACCTCCTCGCGGAGCTTGGAAACCATGCTGTCTCCACGACGAGCCATGTACAGGCTGTCGACCGCATCAAGGAGCCTCGTGAAGTCCGGTCGCCCTTTCTCGACGGTCTTTTGGAACGCATCGACGTCCTTTCGGATGGGCTCAAAAATCGGGTTGATCGCGAGGAGCTCCTCGCCGGTCATGTCGATCGCTTTGCTGAACAGTCCCGAAGAAGCCGACTTCCCCTTGGAAAGAGCGGCCGCCTCAAGGCGGAGGCGGCTCGCCTGAAGCTCCGTCGCCCCCCGGATCGCGGTGGGCTTTGCATATTCCTCGACACCCTGGGCCGCCTCGCCCCATGCATCTCGGATCAGCTTGATTGCCGCCGCGTGCTTTTCGATCGCTTCGTCGAAGAGCTCGGCTTCGCTCTTGGTCCGACTGTAGAAAATGGCTGCCGCGATGCCGGCTGCCCCGAGGCCGGCTACCACCAAGCCGATCGGAGAAATCGCCTTCGCGGCCGCCGACGCCAGCTGCTCGAAGACAGCCTTGGGCTTCGCTCCCTCCTGCTGGAAGATCTGAAAGATCTGACCGGCCTGCGACGCGATGATCTGCGTCGGGTTGGCCCCCATGATCGCCATCGTAGCGATGTCGTTTGCCTGGAATGACAGGTTCGACAGTCCGCTAGACGACAGCTGACCCGGCTTTCGCTGGAACGGGATAACGTTGGACGCCGAGGATGACCGAACAGGCTGGCCCAGCCCACGAAGCCTCTCTTCGGCGCGTTGCTGCGCGGCGATGTGTGTCTCGACCGCCTTGATGTTCGCCTGCATCGTGGCGTAGGCGCCGGTCGTCGGGGCGGCCATTCCAGACCATCCGCGCGCGACCTCGCCCTGCGCCTGCTGGACCCGCTTCAGCTCGCTCGGCAGCGCCGAGAGCTTCGCCTGCATGGCGCCGAGCGCAGCCTGGTACTGGTTGACGCTGATCAGATCGCGGGCGCGAGCCTCGTGCAGCAGGTTGATGTCGCGGGTGGTCTGCTGAATTACCTTGTAGTGCTCGAGGTACCGACCCTTCAGCGTCTCCAGCCCGCGAGAGAGGCTGGCGTCGCTGCGCTCGACCTTCTCCCCGACGACGACGACGCCCTCTTCCGCCCTGATCAGGCGATTGAGCAGGTCGACCGTCTCCGAGACGCCGGTCGCCTTGTAGCGAATGTCGATCTCGCGGACTTCGGCGACAGAGACCATCAGCGGAGGCTCACCATAATCGCGGGCGTGCGGTTGCTCGCCTTCTCGGCGCGCGTCGTTGGTTTCGGAGCGAGCCCGAATTCGGAGAAGTGTCGATAGGTGAAGCGCACCTGAGCGACGTCGGCGTAGCGGACCTTCGCGAGTGCCGCGACAGCCTGGAGCACGCCGTCCGGCGCCTGGCCCGACCAGCCGCGTTCCAGCCTACCAGCGTAAGGCTGCACGTTAAGGAACGCGTACTCGTCCGCCTTCGGCAGCGCCTCGCCCACCTCGATCTGACGGCCACCGGCGAACAGACGGAAGCTATCGGCGTATCTGCCCGTCAGCCGCGGCGCGTGCCGCACGAGCATGTCCGCGATCCAGACGAAGAGCTCGTTCGACGCCACGTGGAACAGGAAGAGAATGCGACCTCGATCCGGGTCGACGCTTTCCAGCGCGGCGCCTTGCCGGCCATCGACGACCTGCTGGTATGGCACGATCCGGCCGGTCGCCCGCTCATTCTGCGCTAAGCCCTCTGCCAGCCGCTTCCTGGCGAAGTCGGCGATTACGCTCTGCCGAGCCGCGGGCGAGAGTTCCCGCGAGACGATAGCCTCGACTATCGTCCGCAACGGGCGACCAGAGGACATAGGAATGCACCATGAGCAATGAGTTGAAGGCGGTAACGGCGGCGCTGGCCCTCTGGGCATCGCCGGCGACAGCTGATGTCGATGACAAGCGATGCATTCTGCTTGCGGCCGCCAAACTCCCAGCGATTGCAGACCTTAGGCTCGTCTCGACAGCCTCATTGGTAGCAAAACGCGAGACCGCCGGGACCGCCAGACTCGCTCAGCAACGGATTGACACGATCAAAGGCAGCTCTTCTGCGGCCGTCCGAGTAGTTACCGCGTACCGCTCCTTAAACGATTCCGAGGCGGCGAGTATCGCAGCCGCGAATGGGGACTCTCCAAGGCTTAAAGCGATTGTCGAAAGCCTTTTGGCTCAATGGTCTTCCGAGAAGCTAGTAGTGGTCACCCGGCTTATTGAACTTCGTGCTGAGTTAGCGGACCAGAAGGTCAAATTCAACGCTATATGCACTATCACAGAAACCGGATCAGCCGAAGTTTCCACTCCTTCTGTAGTGGAATGACCAACCAACAAACACGCTCGGCCATTCCTCACCAGCTCTTACCCGACCTGGCCGTGCCAGACCTCAACTAGACGCGCCTGACCCGACCGCGCCTCACCTTGCCTGCCAAACCATTCCATGGCCGGCCCCGCCCCACCTCAACGGGCCTTACCACGCCTGCCCTACCCAGGTCCTCGCGAGCCGGACGGGCATCCGACTCCGCGCATTTTCCTGCCAGTCACATCAAGCCGCAGCGGGCCGTGACTTGCCCCGCCAAACCTGACCACGACTTGCCTGCCGAACCTCGCCCGGCCTTGCCACTCCTAGACTTGGCTCACCGCGCCAGCCACACCGCCCTCGCGATGCCATGGCCCGCCTCACCTGACCTAGCCTGCCGGGCCCAGCCTTAACTTGTCGGACCGAGCCTAAACGTGCCGTTCCATGCCTGCTCAACCAGACCGCGCCGTACGACGCCTCAGCACACCTTGCCATGCCTGCCGCAGCACGCCTCAACAAGCCATGCCAAACCAGTCCATGCCTGCCTGGATCCTCGCCGAGCCGGTAGGCGACCGGCTCCCGCGCATTCAACCGACTCGACACCATCTCGAGGCGGGTACATCCTTGGAACTTCATCGACAGAGAGGGCCAAGCTCATGTCGGACGAGAAGAAGAACCCGCCCAAAGAGCCTCTTCAGCCGAAGGAGCCGCCACCGAAAACGGCGGGCAAGAAGAGCGAGACTAAGCCGCTCAAAACCAAGTAGGACACACCGGCCGCCAGTGCGCCAGCCATCGGCGCGGCTACGCCAAGTCGCCGCGCCGTCCGGTATGCCTTTGCCTGGCGCTCGTTTCCCTCTTTCAACTTCTTCGCGGAGATGTCCGCCCGTTTGATGTAGTGGGCGATGACCTCGTCTGCGCTCACCTTCTCCTCAACTGCCCAGCTCCAGAAATCGCCATCCTCCCCCGGCAGCTCAACGTCCGGATCGTCTATCGCCTTGAAGCAATACAGTGCCCCGACGATGAGCGTTGCAGCGATGGCTGTGAGTCCCGCCGCCATGCACCCTTTCAAGGGATCTGGCTTGAAGATTCCTAAGCTGAACGAAGCGGCCGCCACAGAAAGCGTGACGTAAAGACGGAGAAGGTCGGCAGCCTGTTTGTCCACGAAAAGCACCAGATCGTGCCAGGCCTTCACTCGGGCCCGAACATCGTCCACGGCTAACTTGCGCAGGTCGCTCTTCTCCATGCACGCCTCCGCTCAGTGCTTTCCGATCGCCCGCACCTTCTGAGCGACCTCGTCGGCCGCCTCGAAGAGCGTCGAGAACTCCTTCAGATCCTTGTAGCGCGCCTTCCACTGCTGAAACTCGCGCCACGCGCGCTGGAGCACAAGATCGCGGGTCTTCTTCGTGCTCATCGCCTGATCGGCTGAGCGGTAGTGCGGCGCCGACGGCTCCGGAATGTGGACGTAGGCTCGCGTCCGGACCGCTGGCTTGTCGTCGCTGACGTAGACGGCGACCACCGCTCGGATGAGCCCCCTCGCCTGCTGCAGCCGGTATTGCTCGGCCGCGGCGGTGTCGCTCCACTCGAAGAACGAATGGAGCGGGCTGTTCGGGTTCTTCGCGTCGGCAAGAACGTCCTGCGGCGTCAGCTCGCCCTTCTGCTGCTTCCGCAGGAAGTCGATGTGCTCGCCGACCAGCTTCGGATCGTCGATCCTGGCGCCCGGCTGGAACCGGGCACCATCGGCAAATTCGTAGCCGCCGACGCGCATCACGCGGCCCTCCGCTGCGGCTCGAGGCCGGCGAGGATCGCTTCGATTTCGCCAGAGCTGGCGACATGAAACATGCCCGACGATCCGCCTTTCTCCGGCCGCCACTCGCCGACGCCGACACTGAAGCCAGCGAGGTTGATCAGGTTCAGGATCTGCTCTGCGGAGAGCAGTCGCGGCTGATGGCGCACCAGGATGCGAGCGAACCAGGTCGGGAACTCGGCGCGATAGCGCAAGTCCGCCGTGCCCATGCCGACGCGGACGAGGTCTTCTCGCATCCGCGGCGGGGCGCCTTCGATCCGAACCAGGTTCTGCCGCATCACGGTGCCGTCGAAGGCGCCGTTCACGTCGATATCCTCGCCAATGACGTGGAAGGCGCGCAGCGCGTGCGCCTTTTTGATCCCGTCCGTCGTAAGCGCCGCTGTCGCGGCTGCCGCTTTGAAGCCGACACTCGGAAAGCCGTATCCGCCGTCCTCGAACCTGTAGAGCGACTCCTCGAAGTCCTTGCGAGGGTCCTTCGCCTCCTTCGCGGCCTTCGCCTTCTTCATCTGCTTCTGCAGCATCTCGCGCTTCGCCTTGGCGCTCCACGCGTGGACGATCAAGGGGCTGTCGCCCACGATCGTCACCTCGAGCATCTCGACCTCGAGCCGAGGGATTTCGATCGTCGTTTCGGTCTTTTTCGCAGTCGCCGCCATGATGGCCTCCATCGGCGTCCGGCCGGCCAAGCCTGTAGACGCCCAGGGTCGCTTTCGCGATCACCGGAGCCGATGGAGCTCGGTGCATCGCGTCTAACCCCCTTGGCCTCGGGGGATCTCGGGATTTCAGATCAGAGGGCGAGCCCGCGCTCGCCGACGACGCGTCCGATCACGCGGACGTAGGGGCGTTCTCGGATGCCCGGCTGGACGACTTTGAACGCCCCCAGCGCAGTCCGTTCCGGAGCGCTCTTCATGAACGTCTCCGCCCAAGCGGGCTCGATCGTGAGCCGCCCGTCGAAGTGCATGCAGACCTGCTCGGATCCGCTCGTGCAGGCGAAGTCCGCGGTGTCGACCAGCACCGTCCGGCCGCCGATCCGCATGATGGCCATGCCATCGCTCAGATCGGGTGCCGCTGCGGGCTCGGGGTTCCTGACGGTGAGATAGCTGCCTACGGCCGCGAAGGCGGCTCCGGCCGCGTGGCCGAGCCAGCCTCTGCGCGTCGTAGAGCGCGCTGGAATTGTGCTATAGGCGTGCGAAGCCATGACGTGATCCTTGACCGATCGCGTTGCGGTTAGGGCCGCCTCGACGTTGCACCGTCTTGGTGGCCCGATTTATTCGTGCTAACACAGTTTCAGATGAGCCGTCAATCCGTGTTATCACAGAAAAAGAGGCGGGGCCCGGCACCAACCGGGAAGGGCACGCTGATTGGCGTCCGCCTCCAGCCGACGGAGCTCGATCTCCTCGACTCCTGGATCGAAGCCCAGCCCGAGAGGAAGCTCACCCGTCCGGCGGCGATCCGCATGCTGATGACGATGGGCTTGAGCGCCGACAGCTACTTCGCCTCGGCGCCCAAGAATGACCCGGCTGTCGAGCGCCTTATCCATCTCCTGAAGGAGCGCGGCTTCCTCAAGCGCGATGCGACTGACGCTGAAGAGGACCCCGCTGACCCCGCCGGCGCGCTCCCCGAACAGCAAGGCCCCGTCGACGCCCCTATGGTCCGCGTAGCGCGCGAGATGAAGGCGGAGAGCAAGAAGGCGAAGCCCAGGAGGGACTGATCCGACCGTCCTATTCCGGGTCCGACTCTGCTCTTCCCTGAACGAGATGCAGCGCATCCCGATAAAGAAAGGGGACCCAGTATGTTGGCTCGGAACGGGTTCCTCTGGCTTGGAAGAACCCCAGATCAACCAGTTCGGCAGCCTTCGCGATCGCCTCTGCCCGGGGAACACCCCAGAGTTCACTTAAGCTGTCCGGAGTTTGCTCGGTTTTTTGGCCGTCCAGCTTTTCCAAGAATGGCCGCTCTGCCGGGTATTCCGCGTACATGTAGGTCTGCAGGCGGGCAGCCGACACCGTCGGCAATGCAGCTTTGAACACTGAACGGTCAAACAATTGTTCACCGGCAGGATAGCCTCCCCCGCGTTCCAGCCTCCGAATCTCTTGCTCTCGAATCGAATTAAGCAGATGGATCAGCTCTCGTGGAGCGGTGTTGTCCTTACCGTCTGCGCATCTAGTCACCATCCACTTAAAAGTAGGAGCCTTCTGGGGTCCCTGCTCGACTTGTGGAGGAAAAATTCGATTGAACAGCCTCTCCTGTTCAGCAGCGCTCGATAACGCCGCCTCCCTGTCCACGTCGTACTGTTTAACTATCACATCATTACTAAGCATCCGACGCATCATCAGATGAAGAAGGGTCGGGGCATTCCACTCCACAATCTGATATCGAACCAGGTGACTTGCCTCTCGAAGTCCAGATGCCGTTATTCGCCTCCAAATGTCTTCTCTCAAGAAGATTTTTAGCTTAATCTGATCCTGCCCACGAAGGTCGCTGTAGACCTTGATCAGTGCTCTTATGGCGTTAGCCTCAAGTTCATGGCTCTCAGCGAAAGCGATGTCCAGGCGGTCCAGCAGCGCCCAGATGACCAACGACGCCTTTGACAGCTCTTCATTCACCTTGAGAAACAACCCGTCGACGGAGTTGATCCCCTTCGCTCTTAAGTCCCCGGATGGTTCGGTGAGCGAAATCTTTCCAGAGACGCCCGTAGGTACCCCGGTATTCGGATCGAACTGAAGGCCACCCTCAAGCGACGAGATTCGTAAGAGGCGGCGGGCAAACGCTTGGGCGCTCCGAAGCAAGCTGCTTAGATTAAGTTCCCGCTCAAGCAGCCCAGCACCTTCAAGTGAACTGTAGACGTGGCGGATGCTGTCGCCATTTATGCCGAAAGAGCGAAGCTGAAAGCAGATTATGGAAAGGAGATACATCTTCCATAATACAACGAATTCTGCCTCGGAGGTTGGAGGGTCAGAGACGAGATCTTTGAAAACTGTCGCTCCACGCGGGTTCTCCGCATTCACAAGTAGAACTCCCCGGTCAAACAGAGAGTCTGCATTTTCTCCGAGCAACAGATATATCGCGCTCTTACCAGCGCCTTTTTCGCCGCGTACTAAACCTATATCTCCCTTTACAATTCGATTCCATTGGTCTGTTTCGACAAAATAACTTGCTAGGTGCTGAATCTCTTCTTCAGCAACCTGCGATCCAAAAGATAATTCCTTCAATAACGCTAGACGATCCATGATGCGGGCAAGGTCCATAGCCGAGTGATTCCCAACCCTACGGCGGCGGACACCACATACGCAACGCATGGCGATCCTCATCTCCTGTCTTACGTGCCCTTGGGCGTGCACACCTTCCCCCCCCCCCGCGCTTGCCCACCTCGCGGCGCATACCGCTTCCTCGGTCTTCACCATTGCCGAATGCAGGCCGCTTCATCACCTCTTCGCGGCCGCTTTCGCCTTCTGCGCCGCGTCTTCCAGCCAGACCGCGTCCATCGCCCGGATCAGTCGCTGCAGCCTCGCGAAGGCCTCACCGCTCACCTCTGACCGTCGCGCCCAGGCATCGATCGCCAGGAACGGGATCGGCGATACGCCACCCATGAAGACCTGCCGGTCGTTCGCCAGGTCCGCAAAAGCGTCCCAGTAGAACAGCAGGTGCGCTGGAACTTGCGGCTTGTCGCGAAGGGCCGGCGGAAGCGGCCCGCCCTCCTCGTCATGCAGCTCCCGCAGCCATGTTTCCCGGTCGCCCCACGCGAGCTGCCAGCGCAGCGCGGCCGTTAGTTTCCCTCCGCAGCCCTGAGCTCGAGCTCGCCCAGATCGGCAACGTTCATCGCCGCCCAGTTCACCCAGGATCGGAACACCGGCTCGTCGGGCGGCAGTACGTGCTTGGCCGATTCCTCGAGGCTGAACGGGATCGGCTGGCCGTCATCATCCTCCCAGTTCGCCCAGCCGATCAGCACGGTCTCGTGCAGCAGGATGCGGTCGTGCCGCTCGGCCGCCTCGTCCGTCAGCACGCCGTTCGGCTTGTTCTCGGCGGGCTCCGCTTCGAACAGCTCCTTCTGCCGACGGCGATAGTCGATGTTGAAGCGGGCCCGGACCTTGAGCTGCAGGTCGCCGGCGCCGGGGATGTCCCGCACCCACGCGCCATGCTCGATCTTGCGGCTGAGCGCCTTCGCCTGGCTGGCCTTCACGCGCCGTCCCCCTTGGTATCAGCCGCAGGCTTGCCCGGCTTCGGGGTGGGCGCCGGCGAACCTTCGATCTCCTTCGCGTGGCCCTTGCCGACGATCAGCTCGGCGAAGTCGTTCGCGACCTGGACCTCTTCGCCGGCAGTGAAGCTGCGCTTCTTGCCGGCCGGGTAGCCGGTGAAGCTCTCGGTGATCCTGACGGTCTTCACGCGACCGCCCTCTCGATCTTGACCGAGCAGCCCTCGGTCGGGTCATAGACCGCGCGCCACGGGATAGAGACCATAACGTCGTCGGTGTTCCCGCCGGTCGGCACCGTGCCGTCAAGGAAGATGATCTTCGGGAAGGTGAAGCGGTACTTCTCGTTTGTCGCGGCCCCGGCCACGAAGGACAGCGCGCCGCCGCCATGGTCGAGCACCGCCTGGTAGAGCTCGTTGCTCTGGAAATACATCTCGGAGGTGCCGGTGACGTCGCAGCGGCCCGCGCCGAACTCCTCTGAATGGAGCGCGCCCACCACAGGGCGGACCCTGAGGTTGTTGTTGATCGTGAAGCCGAGAGAACGGACTTTCGGCGCCGGATCGAGCCCCGCCACGGCGAGCGCGGCGATGTTGGCGGAAGCGGTCAGGATCGGCTTGGCGTTCGCGGCCGTATAGGTCGCGCCCGTGATGATGGCGTCGTCGAGCTCTTCGCTCTCGCCCATCATCGAAAAGGTCGCCATGATCTTCTCGCGGGCGTTCACGGTGAACTGCCCCTGGTTCACCATGACGCCGGGGAAGCGCGAGAAGCTGTCGGTGGCGCCGAGCTCGCGGGTTTCCTCAAAGGTGAAGGACTTCCGCGTGACGCCGTTCTTCAGGACGTTGGTCGCCCACGTCCCGAACAGCAGCCCCTCGAGAATGTCGTCGAAGCTGCCATAGGACATCTCGACCGGGTATTCGCCCGTCACGTCGAGGCCGACCATCGGCTCGTCGGGCACGTTGCGATCCGCGCGGATCTCGTCCGACGTCACGGTCGTCTTGTTCGACCTGAGGCCAGCCGCGCGCGTGGTGCGGAAGGTCTTGAAGGTCGGCGTCGCCGGCGTAACGCCGAACGACGTCTCGGCCACATAGGCGATCCTCGTGCTGCTGTGATCAGCCAGAGCCATCTGCGTCTCCCGCGATGTGAGGAAGGGGCTCGGCCGTCAGCCGAGATAGTCGAAGTGGTAGGGCACCGCGACGGAAGCCACGATGTAGAGGCCGCGGTCATTGTCGTCGTCGAAGCGCGCGCTTTGCGGAGCGAAGCACGTCACGCCCGCGAACTCCTGCCCGCGGAACAGGTCAGCGACCGCGTCGGCCTTTTCGACCGCGGCGCGCTTGGCCGCCTTCGGCTGGTGCACGAGCACGCTGAACACGCCCTCGTCTCGGAAGACATTGTTGCCGGGATCGCCGACGCTGGCCTGTTCGGAATTCACGACCGGATACTGCACGAGCAGGAAGCCGGCGTTGCCGGCCGGGCGCGCGCCGCCGTTCAGCACGCCGACGATCGTGTCGTTGGGAAAGGCGTCGGCGAGCTTCGCCTCGACGGCCTCGATCACCGCCACCCGCGCCATCAGCCGATCACCGTCAGCTCATAGGCGATCAGCTCGCCGCTGACGCGCCGCGTGCTGTCGTCGACCCGCTCGACGTTCACCGGCGCGCCCCGCACGACCAGCGTGTCGTCTTTCAGGATCGCGGGGAAGCCGGCGGCGGGCTCCGGCCAGTTGCCGGCCGCGATCGCCGCCTCGAGATCCTCGGCGAGCAGGATCACCTTGCGCGCGCCCTGGTCGATCCCGGAAGCGAGCTCTTCGGGCGAAAACCCAGTGACGCGGGCCCGCAGTCCAGACGCCTCCGGCGCCGGGTCCAGCGCCTCACGCCGCAGCGCGACGAGCTCGCCGTGCGCCGAGATCTGTCGGCGGTACATCGCGCGAGCCTGGGCGGGCGTCATCAGCGAACCCGCGCCAGACGGTACGGCTTCAGCAGCTGCTCGGCCTCCGGCGAGGCCAGCATGCTCCGGGAGCCCGGAACCCAGAAGGAGATCGATCCGAGACCGTCGACGTCCTCGCTCTTCACGAGAGGATCGCGGCTCTGCGTCGAGAGAGCCGCCCCGACGAGCAGGATGGCCGCGCGCTCCACATCGGCCGGCAGATCGGTCCCGTTCTCACCCGGCAGGACGAAGCCCGCGACATACTGGACCGCAAGCGATGAACCCCACCAGGTGAAGCGCTCGCCGGAGGCGCTCAGGCGGTGCACCACGCCCCGGTCGATCTCGAACTCGGCGGGAGAGAGCGCGCCGCCATTCCATGTGACGGAGGCGATCGACGCCACCGGGCCGCGATCGAGGATCACCCCGCGCCTCAGGTCGCAGCCTCGGACGGTCTGCAGGACGGTTTCGCGCGCGAAGGTGCGCCGGCAGAACCGTTCCGCCGCCGCCGACGCCTGATCGATGAACCGCTCGATCTGCTCGGCCGTCGGAGAGGCCGCGTCGAGACCGACATCTGCGCGCACGTGCTCAACCGTCGTCAGCCTCCGTGAGGCCGCAGGCGTGACGACGGTGAGCATCTCGGCTGCGCCTACTTGCCGGCGTCCGGGGCCTTGGCGATGTCGCCGGAGCCCTGATCGGCCATGTTCCTGGCCACGGCTTCGTGCTCGCTCAGCGTCGGATCGTTGAAGTCGACCCGGTTCTGGAGCAGCGTCGTGTTCTTCCGCGGGTTGTCGTCCACGGCCGGATGCGAGGGATCGAACCCGGTCACCTGGCGCGGCGCGCCGGACGTCGAGAACTCGGACGCAGCCGGGATGTTGGCCGGCGCGTCGCCGGCGTTCTCGGCGGGCTTTTCGTCCGCCTTGGTCTTCGTAACGGCCATGTCGGCCTCCATGTGATGGAAGGTGAAGGCAGAAGAGCGGCGCGCTGGAAGGCGCGCCGCTCAGAGCGCCCGGTGGACGCGTTCAGCCCAGAGGCTCAGGCGTTCGCCGCGACCTTCAGGGCCTTCATGGGCTCGGGGTTGAAGACGCCGCCGCCGACGCGCTTCGTCGTGTAGAAGTGGACGAAGGGCTTGTTGGTGAACGGGTCGCGCAGGACGTTCACGCCGATCCGGTCGACCACCAGGTAGGTCTGGGGCATGTCGCCGTAGAGCGCGACGATGTTGCCCGCGGCGACGGTCGGCATGCCGGGGATCTCGGCGACGGGCGCCTGGTTGATGGTCGCGGGCTGGCCGAGGACGAGGCCGGGCTGCCAGAGGTACTGCCCGTTGTTGTCCTTCAGCTTGCGAACGTCACGGATCGACAGCCGGTTGATGTAAAGCTTCGCGTCCGCCGCGAACTCCGACGGCAG